GAAGCAAACTCTCGTTCCGTTATTACCTCGGCTTCGGTTTTTGAGTCGTTTTCTGCCATATTTTCATCCTCTTTATGTTGTATCGTTTCGCTACTTTCACATTCACACGAGTCTCCGTGCGAACAAGAATCGCAACACGATTCCTTTTTCACATCTTCCTCGTGTACATCACATTTCATATCAATCGTGCATTCGTCGCAGACCGCCTTAGCCAGTTTATTGTCAATAAATGACACTTCCACTGGGCGGATGTTAGTAGCATAGGTGTCACCCATTACATCAATATCTTTGGAAAACCAATCGATACTGACATTCGTGACATCCCCATCCTTCATCTTCTGCATTGTTTCATAGGCTTTTTCATTATTGGAAAGTTGAGCCAACATTTTGATGGCAATCTTCCCATTTTCCATTTCTTTTATCTCGGGGTTTATTGCTTTCCCGATCAAATCATCAGGTGTTCGCTGATGATTAACGTAGATTGGTAGCTCGTTGAAAGCTTCTACAGTATCTTTAAGTATGTTAGATTCTATATAAACCTTTTGTTCTTTACCATCTTCAGTGTATTCGTGCAATCCTGAAGTAATAGCGAGGACAGGGAACTCCCACACTTCTAAACTGTCGTCGAAATTCTCAGGAAAAGTATCAGCAATAGCTTCTAAGCCAAAATTAAGCGCAAAGCTTCTGCGTACATCGTTTTCGTTATATTGACTGAATTGATGAGGTGTATCATCATCATCCGCAAAACGCATCTGGCAGATATTCTGGCTCATTTGTTCGTGTTTTTCGAAACCCCGTTTCTTTAAGCGGGGTCCTACATCAATTAGACATCTTTCGTAGTTACTCATTTTTACGTCTCCCTGTGGCGTTAGCGCCAGGTTCAAAAGCACGGCGTGCTGTCTTTCGGACATCGCCTTTCTTTGTTGTGCCTCCCCTGTTTTCGGTGCGCTCTGTTTCTTCTTTCTTATCCTCATCTCTGCCACCCGATATATTTACTTCTTTTTCGGTAGCTTGCATTTCTACAACTCCCTGTGGGTCGAGTCCGCGCTCTTCCCTTACTTCTTCAGGTGCAAGTACACCTTCAGCCAAGTAAATCATATCAGTCTTCGCTTTGGTAAAGGCATCTTCCACATTCATTTGACGGAATGCGAAACGAACATCTTCACCCAATTGTGGCATCAATTGCGAATTGAAAGAAGCTTCAACAGCCTTTTGTAAATATTTTACAAAGGGTTCAAAAATTGGTCTAGCTTCAGCAGGGTTAGACCACATAGTAACCGGCACTTTAAGAGCCATATGGATTTTCATAGAAATATCATCAATATATTTACCATACTCAAAAGCGCGTCTTGTTCCTGTCATTTCTTTAATCTCAATATCATTACCGTGAATTATATCTTCTCCCGGCTCCAAACCATTAAAAGCACTGACAATCTCATTTATTTTATCTGGACCGTAAGGCATATCAGGTAATCCACAGCTTATATCATAACGGCTATTAGCATATTTATTAAGTGCAGCACCTACATCACGTTCTGCATAATCTTTTAAATCAACCAGATATTGAACTGTGTGAATATCTGAAAGGCCATATGCATAATCATCAAATGGGTTATTCTTCAATTCTATAATTTCTTCTTCTTCGAATCTAACATTTTCTGAATCAGCCCCTGTATCTTGGTAGTAATACATAATCTGGCCGTTCTCGTCTCTTTGAACATACATATTCTGTGATGACCTTAAAACCAAATTATCATCAGTCCACTCCAGATATCCAGTTCCAAAAATGCGAGCATTGCGTAACCAGCTGTAAATTGTCAGTTCAACATTAATATCATTAAAAAGTTTAGTAATGCGTTCTCTTTCTTCTTCGTTTTCTGTAACAATGTCATAACCGTCTTTTACTGCATAAATGCAGGGTAAATCGATAAGTGTTCGTATTAATGGGTCCGATAAATAAATATCCATATATCGGCGGTTATCCCCAATTTGGGGTTCGAAGTCTCTGCCGAATCTACTTTTATTCAACTTGATTCTTCTTATTATACCTTCTCCGAAACTTCGAGGGGCATCCTTCTTGTAAGGAGGATTACTCCCCGTTTGGGCAAATTCTCGCCTTTTGAAAGGCCAAAAATCTTTTAGAGCCATTACTACCTATATTTAAAGTGATAAAATGATATTTAAAGATTGCGCTACATACCTCTAGGCAAATTTTTCTTTCTTCCCATCCCTTTTGCTCCCATACGTGTGGTCGCAAAAGCCTGTGCTGGAGCCCCAGAACGGTACGGACCTCCCTTACTCAAAGTAATAGAAGTGAAAGAAGAATCTCCGGGTAACATAGATAGAGAAGCGTGGATACCCATAGCAGAGCTATCACAATAATCATCGTGTTTTCCAGAGGGTGCAGAAATCTTTTCTGTCTTGTTTGCTGCATCCATTACATATTCTATTTCGATATGTTCTCTATACCATTTCCATACTAGTTTAGCTTGTTCAGGGGGTAATCCGTCGGGATTGGGAATTCTCACCGCTCCCTTTTGAACGAAGGATACCATATCCCTGTATATTAAAGTTTTACTACCTTTAGGTCCCCCCGTAAAAACAAAAGGTAAAAAATGAATAGAGAGAGGAATACACTCTGCTCTTATTTCTGTCTCAAACGCCCCACCAATCCCCGTAGCATCCAAGATAACGCGAATAGCATTAAAGATTTTCGCCACTTCCATAATACGTCGGCGCTGGTATGGTATATCGTGACCGCCTGATTTAGGACCAATTTCTTCCAGATAGATAAGTCGTGTAATATTTCCGTCAACGGACTTCTCGGTACGCCATACACTGATAACAGTGCTATTAACAGATTTACCAATGTCAACAGCGACACAATTATTAGTGCCCACTTCTCCTCCGGCTGCAATGGCTTCGGGTGTGGTGAGCTCATAGTCATCGAAACAACCTCGAATTTGCTCTGCGGTAAATACATTAGAAACACTTTCTACAAATTCACACTCATATTCCGTCCGCCAGTATAAAGAGTCTTGGCCCCACTCCAGCATTTTAGTAAGCATCTCTTCCTCATCATACGGTGGACTATATGCATCTCCTTTTATAACCGCATCTTTCCAAGTATAATGTAAGCGTGTGAAAGAGTCAGCATAATTTTCGTCGTATAAATAGCGGTGCATATGGTTCTCTTTACTCTTAGGGGTTCCTAAGTTTATAAAGGGGGCTTTATTCGCTATAATACAAGGCTCAACATTGTCCACAAACAAAGTGTCCGCGATAAGTGGACTCTCATCTACAATTAAAAAAGTCGGGTGCTGCCCGCGTATTGCCTGTCCTTGATTCGTAGGTGCAATCGGGGAGCGCCTAAGCATAGTACCGCCCTTTAATTTAATGTGCGGCTTATTATGCAACTTATAGTTTTGCACTAAAGAACTAAGAAAGGAATTATCTTGGAAATGTCTTAATACATAGTTAAAGATAAGAGCTGCTTGATCTTCTGTGGGTGCAATAACAAATACCATATCGCGGAATCGTTTAAAAAACATATAGACGACAACAGCCACAGAAAGAGCCCACGATTTTCCGCTGCCACGCGGCGCCAAGATTGCCATCTTTCTTTGAAGGGAAGGGTCTCCTTCTGGATAAGTTAAAGATTTAGTAATGATTTCTAGCTGAAGGGGCCGAAGACGAAGCGGCCTTTTATGGTTGTCAACCAGATAAGTTTCACAGAACGCTTCGATAAGTTTTTCCATTTTCTTTTCATCACACCTCACCCTGTCAAAGAATTTTTCGAGCTGCCTGGAATCGAAAGCGTTACGCCCCGTCAGTACTGTCTTTAGATTCTTTGTCTCGTTCTTTACTTGACTCATCTAAACCTCCTAAGAAATCCATAAATGTTTCTGTCTTTTTCTCGACTAGAGTGGGAACTTCAATCTTAAGTGCGCGGAATTCAGTATGTATATCCTTAACAATCTGATTGCGCTGTTTTAATAAATCATTTCGTAATTCCATATCACGAATGTGGGTTGTAATCTCTTCCCATAAAATATCTTCAAGTGCAAGATTACGAGCAAGTAATATCACCAATTCACGATGACGCTCATACTCTCCTTCCCCTACTCGCTCTCGGAGTCGGGTCTCATAATCTTCAACTGATTCTTTCATTTCTTCTTTTTGGAAGTCTTTTTCTTTCTGGCAGAAGGTCTGAGCTGCGGGTATTTTCTATATACCGCTGCTCTGATACCAGCAGGTCTTGGCGCATTATGTGCCAGCTTCAAAGCTGATTTCGCACGCGCTAAACTATTAATTGGAAAACTACCAGCAGGGGCTCCCCCTGATGGACCAGCAAAGGCTTTAACTCCTTTGTATTTACCTACATTAGAACCGCCCTTTCTTTTTCGGGCAGCAGCCTGTTTTCTCTTAGCTGCAGTTTTTTTCGCTGGTTTCTTCTTATAAGCCATAGTACCTACGTTCCATCGCCTTGAGAGTTTTGATAACCAGAATTTGTTTGTATGTTAGAACTCTTGTAGTTGCTTTTATCATCGATAAAGTCAACATTAAGAGTATCGGGTGTTGATGTTCCATCCATATAACGCATTTCTTTAGGATTTCTTATATCCTTATACGATGTGATAGGTTTCTTATAATTCATCTCATCTATCTCTGCTCTATCTGGTTTTGGAAAATCGAGCTTCATATCAGGATTATTCCCGTGAAAGTGCTCTCCCTTTAACAAATCTTCTTTTTCTGCCATATTTATTCCTCCTTACAATCACAGTCTTCATCTGTGCAACATTTCTCTTCGTTCCCCATACAGGACAGCAAGACTTCAAATACTTCGTGTAATCCCTCAACTTGTTCTTGAAGTTTTTTTATATCTGCCTGCGCTATTTCATCTTCGTATTCATTCATTCTTCTTCCTCTTCACTTGGATAATAGAATTTCAGCCGCTCCAGTAAATCCGCTTTCTTTCCACTAGTGGAAAGTCCGCGTTCCTTTAAAGCTTCCTTTAATTGAGACACTGTACAGTCTTCCCAGTCTACTTCTTCCGTATCTACCGCTTCCGATACTACTTCAGACTCAGGAATTTCTTCCAGAATCTCTTCTATTACTTTCGGTACGGGTGTCGGGGCGCTCCCATATTTACTTAAATCAAAATTAACATCTATTGCTTTTCCGCATCTTGGACATTGCCCTTGTTGAAAGCGCATCAAGTTATTGCGAATGCTATTATCATCGAAAATAGCACAGCAACTGGAAAACGGACATTGGAACATATATTAAATATCTGTTTTAAGCATATATAAAAGCATCGCTTACTCTGCATCTTCAGCAGCGTCGTCAGCTTCGTCAGCGTCGTCTTCCGAATCTTCTGCTTCGTCAGCGGCTTCTTCTGTAGCCTCTTCCTCTGCAGCTTCTTCTTCAACAACTTCTTCTTCGTCAGCTTCTGGCATATTTTCGTCGTCTGTCATATTTGTCTCCTTTATTCGTCCTTATGGTCGTGGTCATCTTCCCCGTTACGGAAAGTTTTCTTCCGTGTCTCTTCGATTTGACTGTTCTGTTGAGCAGTCCATAACTCTAATACTTTATAAATAATAACTAATGCGGGTGAACCTATAATTAAAAGAACCGATTTGTACGATTCTATGTCCTCTACTACCTCGGGGTGACGGAATGCCATCGTAACTAAGAATACTGATAATCCTACCCACGCTAGAACTACTGGAGCTGCTACCACTACCATCATAAAGTTAGCAAAATTACCGTCTGGATTCATCGCATCTTTTTTGTCGGTCATTTTTTACTCCCTACTAGTAGCTTAATTTCTGCAAGAAGTATCTTTACCTCTTGCATATCTTCTGCATTCTTTTTATGGCGAGCACCAAATTCATTCTTTACTTCATATAAAGAAAAAACCATAAAACGATATAAGGCATAAATTGCTCCAAGAAGAAGGACTAGTGGTAAACCATAATCTTCGATTGCGTTGAGGATGTCCTCCATTATTGAGGTGCCTCCACTCTTATCCTTGGAATATTAAACTGCTGCTGGTAGTAATAGTCCTCAGCTTCTTCGTCCCACACAAGTAATGCTACCCACATAGACCAATTACCTTCTGTTCCGTTAAGTTCCTCGAAAGTAAAATTAAACCAGTGTTCATCCCAGTCCATACCATTAACGGTCATAGTTATATCACTCCAATTATAATCGCCCGATTCCTCGTGCCATACATCCACATAAATTAATACAGATGTATTATAATCATAGCAATCGGTATCTACATCTGTCAGTACAGATATGCCATCGGCATTGGGGTCAACCCAGAATACAGAAGCGTTATCCGTTTCTTCATTATACCAACCAGGATAGAAATGTACAGAGCTGTGGTTCCCGTGTTCTTCTTCATATTCATCTTCGTAATCACACGAACCATCATCTTCTGTAGCTTTGTTATCGTAATTATTAGCTTCGATATCCATACAGCCATAAATGGCAGCAGTTTCGTTGCCATTGGTGCCATTAGGGTTATCGTTTATAACTACACAACGCCCATCATCGTGAGTGGCGTTAGGCTGATGATTCTCAGCCTCTGGATTAGTACACCCATATATAATAACTAGAAAATTACAACTACCATCATCAAAGGTAGCTTTAGAATTATAATTAGTGGCGTCAGTCTGCATACAACCACCGATAGGACCCTCATCTTCACCATTAAAGTAGTCATTAAGAACGGCGAAATTAGCACCTCCACTCAGGGCTGCAAGTAGCAGAACTGTAACTATAGCTCCAATACGTTTTCCCATAGAAGTCTCCCCTATTTTATCCGCTGCTCGGCCTACGGTTTCAAAAAGGCCCTCATCTTCTTCAGTCATACTATTTCCTTGGATTGTTTTTTATTTAAAGCTTTTTACCATAGCCCCAATGTGTAAGCGAACGCACCAAGAGCTACAATGCCTAGTATCACTCTTAAT